ACTCTTGAAGTTATTGATTCTAAAAATAGATTGATTCTTTCTGAAGGAATGAAAGTAGATCAAAGCTTTAAAATCCCTGCACCACTTGACACTAACATAACTTATACTATTGTTGGTGCTTACGAAAGCACCAAACATACTGGAAGTGGAGATTTAAATCCTGTAAAAGGTATATCAAACTATGAATATGAAACTAAATTGAATGAATCAAAAAGAAAAATAAATTTACTCAAACCAAAATACTTGATGAGATATATTGATGAAATGAAGCAAATTATGACATATGACAGAAACTCTCAATATATTAATGGTGGTTTAATTGTTGCTTCCAACAATAGACTCGTCGGTCCATAAGAGATCTAAACTCTTGTCGAACACCATCACGTATCGGTGCTTCTGTGTTCGATCTCTCCATTCACCTTCTTCACCCTTGATACTTCCTCGGGAGTGTTTGGTTCCGTCTGCAAAGTAAA